CTGTATTTTTCCAGTCAATAGTTGTATCAAGACCTTCTATTTCTTCTGACGCTATACCTTCATCTAACTTTCTACGTGTTAGCTTTGATGCTGGTACCCTGTAAGCTAATTCTGTTTTAGGTCTATCCATACCGTCTTGTATAGGACGGAAAAAGAAAGGATAGTTAATTGATATTGGTACTACTTTGTCGGTAAACATTTTTTTTTAGCATCAGCCCCTGATTTTGATAATATACCGAATCTCGAGTCTGAGCTGATTGTTGCTTGGTTAACCGTGTCTGCTGAAGCCATAAATGAGAAACCAGACCGTCGGTTTTTGAGGTAGCACATACCATAGCATCTCTGGTCTGCTTTGCAAGCTTCCCAGAATATAAAGAATAATCTGTTTGATTCCCTATAGTCTGCTGCCCCAACGTCAATCTTACTCCACTGCAAGAACATATAGTGAGAACCAGTAATGTAAGTAGCCAAACCTTTATTATAGAACCAATATCCTTGCTCGCGTCTTTTAAATTCTTCATCTATATAATCGTACCATTCTTCTTTAAAACTATTAGGGTAACGCTGCCAATCAAAAACACTTTTAATTTTAGATAATGTTTTTGGATATTCTGCCTTAGTCCATTTTTGTTCTTCTATTCTTTTAGAAACACTAAAAACGTTTTCAGGTTGTTTTGGTAAAGCTATTTTAAGATTTTGTATCTCAATTATCTCACCTATAGTTCCATCTTTGCTTATAACTATAATGTCATGTTCAACATCGTAGCCGTATCTCCATTTGTTATACCTGTTGTTTCTTTTTAAAACTTTAGGTTTTATATGGTCTTCTATTGTTTTAACTAAAGACTGCTCGTACATTATCTTGATCTGCCTTCTGCAAAACCTTTGAAACTTTTTTTTTTAGTTTCTTTAGCATCACCGTCAAGCATTGATTTTTCTTCTTCTATTCTAGCAAGTATTTCAAACGCATCGAATATAGCTAGCTTTTTTGTAGCAGCCGCGTTCTTAAGTCTGTCAGCAGATATGTCATCATCTGAATCAACTATAGGTTCTTTAGCAACCTTTATTAATTCCTCAACTGCTCTTTGCCCAGCTTGGATTATATTCTTCCTCGTTTCCTTTGAACTCATACTTAACTAAAATATCATTTGATTGCATACAGTATAGTCTTTGTTTGTTAACAACAAACTCAAACTCTCTATTAGATTTAAATCCAACAAGATCACCTTCGTTTATACCTAAAGTTTTTAAGGTTTTATTACTTATCTTTACTATACCTTTGTTTTTTACTTCTGGTTCTTGTGACCAGTCGTCTGTATTTTTTATTGGCATTATAAAACAATGTTCACCTAAAGGTTTCCACTGGTATATATTTTTGTAAAGATATATTTGATCTAGCTGGCATAGGTATTGATTGTCATTTAGCGTTTTACTACTATCAACTTCTTTACCTTTTTGGTTATAATATCTTCTAAATACGTTGTGATGTATTATAACCTCGTCACCTTCTTCTATTGGTGTTGAATAAGCTGATGGTGTAGAAATAACTATAGCCTTTCTACTTATTAACTTAAAGTTTTCTATACTAGAATTAACTATAAGTTTATTACCATTTATATCAACTTCATTGTCATACCTACTTTCAGCAGGCGTGACTATAAAATCAAAAACACTTCTCATTAATATTCTAAATCATATTCAACAGATACTGCCATGTTAGAATTAAACTTCTTCCATGGCAACACCTCGTTGTTTTTCTTTATAAATATGTTATAAGAAGCATCTTTATCTTCAAACAGAATATGCGATATTTCGTGCCCGCCATATACTTGCTGGCCAACAGCGTAATGCATCGCATCGTTTTTGTAATCAGAACCAATACTGATTTTTCTTATAACAGTACTCATTAGTCTTCTGACTTAACTACAGCTAGTTCACCTTCGTCTTCCTTTTCGATTTCAGTGTACGTACCATCTTCTAAATTAATATTAATAGCTCCGTATGTTTCTTCTAGTTGTTTTTTAGTATCTTCAATACCCTCATTTATACCAGCGATCTTATGAAGCAATGAATGTTTGTTTGCTTCTAACTGACCGATCTGATTTACAACAGTACTTAACTCTGATTGTTGTTCTTTAATAGTTTTAAGCTCTTCAGCTGTAATTGAATTTGACATTTAATTTAATTTAAGTTATTTAACTTTACTTATTATTACTTATTTTTTTACCTTTTTCCCACGTACGACCCACAAAATAAGCGCCATACACAGTTATTAATAGCGACTGGAATATAGGTATATAATCCTCTGCTATTGAAAACTCTCCTATGTTACCATCGAAAAATGCTAATACAGAAAATATAAAGGTAAGGTATATAAGAACCATTGGTCTTATATTTTTAGACAAGAAGGAATCGGACTTCATATCCGACTCCCATCTCGCTGTTACCTGATCTTGAGCATCTTTATCCGCTTGCTCTAGCAGCTCTTCAACTTTTTGTTTAGCCGCAAGTCTTTCTTCATCAGTAGTTACTAGATCATCTATTACTTGACCTATATCTTTGATGAGACCTCCAGTTATAAATTGAAGAATTTTTTTCATTTAGTTTTTGTAAGTACTTTTCCAATTTCTTGGATCTTGAAAATATTTTTCTTTTTGTGTTTCGTGAAATTGCTTATACGCTTTGTAATCTTTTCTTTTATTAAAAGATTTTTTTCCAGCCTTACCACCTCCATAAGGTATATATCTACCAGGGTGTGAGGTTGTAACCTCTTGCCCTGTTGAAGAAATTCTAGGAGCGTTTGTTGTAGAAGAAGAGTCTGTATCTAATCCAACAATTACTTCATCTAAATCATACCCAGTTCCAGATGCAAATCCGCCTGTTTCTCCAGTGCCAGACATTCTCTGAGTTGTTGTTGTTGTTGTTGTATCTCCAGAAGTGCTAACACTTGTTTTAGCTTTACCTTCTTTTTTTGTTAATTCTGGATCTGTATGTGGTGTGTCTGGATCTCCATGCATTTTATATGGAGACATTTGACTAATACCTCTATTATCAATAGATTCCATGTAAGCCATAGATCCTTCAGCCATAAGACCAGCGGGTTTTCCTTTGCTATCGTACATTTTAATACACGATGATTTTTTCATTGGTGATC